GGGCGCAGGCGAAGAGGGACCCGATCCGATTGTGGCGTTGAAGGAGCAAGAGCTTAAGATCCGCGCACAAAGCGACATGGCCAACCAACAAATCGATCGTCAGCGCTTGCAGATTGAACAACAGCGCACGCAGGCTACTATGCAGGCGAATCAAGCTCGGATCGCGTCGCAAGAACGCATTGCCGAGGAGCGTGCGCAAGTTGCGCGTGAGCGAGCAAGCATGATGGATCGCAATATGCGCCGTGCGCAGAACGTGCAGGCCCTGAATCAAAGGAGAAATCAAAATGCCGCTTAAGCGAGGCAAGAGTCAGAAGGTGATCTCAAGCAACATTGGCGAGATCATCAAAAAGTACAAGGAAACGGGCAGCATCGGGACCAGCAAGCCCAAGAACAAGGGCGATGCGATTAAGCAGGCTGCTGCCATTGCCTATGCCCAGGCCGGTAAACCACGCAAGATGCGTGAAGGGGGCTTGGCTAAGGGTGTGCAGGGGCCCGTGATGATTGTGAAGAAGAAGGACGGCAACCGACCTGTTAAGATTTATTGAACATAAGGCTTTCAGGCAGAGCCCATCTGCCTGCTTTTCTCATGGACTGTGGCCATGCTTAATTTTGTAGAACACATACTGAAAGAAATCAGAAAGCTTCGTGAGGACACGCAGGTGTTCCTTGTGAACGGTTCCGTGCAAAACATGGAGCGTTATCGTTTTCTTATCGGACGTCTTGAAGCCTTGACCATGGTTGAAGAGTTAGTGAAGAAAGAAATTAAACAGTGGCAAGCCGAAGATTTTTAACCCCAGGAGTCCGATATGGAAGTCGTTGAAGAAAGACCATTGACCGCGCTAGAACGCAAGTGGCAGGAGCAGGAAAAAGCCCGTGTGCCTGTGCTTGATGATGCCTATGATGAAGAAGGCAAGTTCTCGCCCGATACCCTTGATCCAGGTGTCTTGAACCGTTTGCCACGGCCAACGGGATGGCGCATTGCGATTCTGCCTTATCGAGGCGCGCAAAAGACCAAGGGCGGCATTGTGTTGTCGGAAGAGACACAAAAGCGCACGCAGCTTGCAACTACCGTTGGCTATGTTTTAGAACTTGGACCGTTGGCCTATGCCGATGGCGAGAAGTTCCCAGCCGGGGCGTGGTGCAAAAAGGGCGACTGGATTGTGTTTGGCCGTTACGCGGGCGCACGCATTCCAATCGATGGCGGAGAGATCCGGTTTATCAACGACGATGAGGTCATCGGCCTTATCAACGATCCGCAAGATATCTTGCATATGTAAGGAGCCTAGAGATGGCTAATGAGCAATTGGAATTTAAGCTCGGGGAAGATGAAGATCCGGCAACGGTGTCGTTAAATCAAGACGGCACCGATGCAAAGCTTGAGCAAGAGCAGGCTCCGCCTGCTGCGCCCAAACAGGAAACTTCCTCGGAGGATTTGGACGAATACAGTGACAAGGTCAAGCGACGCATTGACAAGCTGACTGCGCGACTTCGCGAAACCGAGCGCCGTGAGCAAGCGGCCTTGGAATACGCCAAGCAAGTTCAGCAGCGTGCTGCGGAGGCGGAAAAGCGCCTTGTTCAAACCGATGGTGCGCGTATTGGCGAGGCCAAGGGTCGTATCGAAACGCAGGTCATGGCGCTTAAGCAGATTATTAAGAAAGCGCGTGAAGAAGGCGACATTGATACTGAGACCGAAGCCACCCAGCGTTTGACTTCCATTACGGTAGAGCAGGAGCGACTAGCCTCTGCCGAAGAGCATCGTCAAGCCTACGAACAGCAGCAGCTTGCTCAACAGCAGGCCTGGGAGCAGCAGGCTCAACGTCTTGCCCAGCAGCAACAAGCGGTGCAGCAGCAAGCGGCTATTGATCCACGGGCTGAAGAATGGGCCGAGCGCAATGAGTGGTTCGGCGCAGACAAGGTTATGACGGCTGCGGCGCGCGCGATTCACTTGGATCTGATTGCTGAGGGCGTTTCGCCACGCAATAATCAGTACTACAACGAATTAGATCGTCGTATGCAGGAATCTTTTCCACATCGATTCACAAATCAGAATAGCTCTGATAACATGAATCCGCCCAGAGCCAACCGACCCGTGCAAACGGTTGCGCCTGCTGCCCGGTCGTCCGGGGTTAACACATCAGCACGCCGCGTGGTCAAGCTGACACCAAGTCAAGTTGCCATTGCCAAAAAACTGGGCGTTCCGCTTGAGGAATATGCCAAGTACGTGAAGGATTAATCATGGATGAAATGCAGACCAACGATAGCGCACCGATGGTGCCTAAATTAAAACGTGAAACCCGTGCGTCGCAAACGCGCGAGAAGTCCACGCGTCGCCGTCCCTGGGCACCTCCTTCCAAACTGGATGCTCCACCCGCTCCCGAAGGATTCCAACATCGCTGGATTCGACGTGAAGCTAATGGGTTCGATGATCGAAGCAATGTTGCAGCCAAACTCCGCGAGGGGTATGAACTGGTTCGTGCTGACGAGTACCCGGACTATCATGCCTCGTCGATGGACGACGGCAAACACGCTGGCACCATTGGTGTCGGAAGTTTGTTGCTCGCGAGAATCCCAACAGAGACGGCCAGTGAGCGAACTGCGTATTACCGAGAACGGGCCCGAGATCAACAACGTGCCGTCGACAATGAAATGTTGAAGGCCAATGCTCATGACACGATGCGAATCGGTACTCCTGAGCGTCGCTCTCGTACCACTTTTGGCAGCCGCGAGTCGGCTGAAACTTAAACCTATGCAAGGATAGACAAATGGCTAACGTAGATAAGCCCTTTGGTCTTCGCCCCATCGGCAACTTGTCCGCAACAGGTGCTCAGAAGCAGTATGGCTACCTGATCGCAGACAACCAGTCTGGCGCGATTTACCAAGGCGACCTAGTGACCGTTTATGACGGTTATCTCGTCAAGTTTGCACCCGCAACCCATACGGCAGCAGTTGGCGTGTTCAATGGTTGTAACTACATTGATCCCACCACCGGCAAGCCCACCTGGAAGAACTACTACCCCGGTTCGGTCAACATCACGCAGGGAGAAATCACTGCTGACGTGCTTGACGATCCCAACCAGTTGTTCATCGTCCAGGTTGATGAGTCGGTTGCACAGACTGACATCGGCAAAAACGCAGACGTTGTTGGCACTGGCGGCAGCACCACCACAGGTGTTTCCACCATGGAACTCGACTCGTCCACGATCGCAAAGACCGCAGCCCTGAACCTTAAGATTGTTGGTTTGTGGGATGTTCCAGGCAACGAGTTTGGGACTAACGCAGTGGTCGTTGTAAAGATCAATGAGCACCTGTACGGCAGTGCTGGTGTTGCTGGGCAAGGAGCTTAATCATGGCAATTTCACGCGCACAACTGGTGAAAGAGCTTGAGCCCGGTCTCAACGCTCTGTTTGGTCTCGAGTCTAAAAACTACGAGAACGAGCACACCCAAATCTATAGCATCGAATCTTCAGACCGTGCGTTTGAAGAAGAGGTGATGGAATCGGGCTTTGGTGAGGCTCCGGTGAAGAACGAAGGCGCAGGCGTCGCATACGACAACGCGCAAGAGGTCTACACCGCACGCTACACCCACGAGACCATCGCTTTGGCGTTCGCGCTGACCGAAGAGGCCGTCGAGGACAACCTCTACGACCGCTTGGCTGCTCGCTACACCAAGTCGCTGGCCCGCTCGATGGCTCAGACCAAGCAGATCAAAGCTGCTGCAATCCTCAACGGTGCTTTTGACACCTCAATCGGTGGCGACGGCAAGCCCCTGTGTGCTCTGGATCACCCAACCCTGGGCGGACCAGACCTCAAGAACGAGCTTACCGTTCCTGCTGACCTGTCAGAAACGTCGCTTGAGCAGGCATTGATTGACATCGCTGCGTTCACCGACGAACGTGGCCTGAAGATCGCTGTTCAAGGTTTGAAGCTCATCATCCCGAAAGAACTCATGTTTACGGCAGACCGCATCATGAAGTCGACGCTGCGTGTTGGTACAGCAGATAACGACATCAATGCGATCAAGAACATGGGCATGGTTCCTCAGGGCTATACCGTGAACCACTTCTTGACCGACCCCGATGCATGGTTCGTGAAGACCGATGCACCCAACGGCATGAAGATGTTCGAGCGTGTTGCAATGCGTACCGGTTTCGAAGGCGACTTCGATACGGGCAACGTCAAGTACAAAGCTCGCGAGCGTTACTCGTTTGGATTCTCGGATCCGCGAGGCATGTTCGGTTCGCCTGGAGCCTAAACGGCACCAAGAAAAGGGGGTTACAAAACCCCCTTTTTTATTTATACTAGGTTTATTCCGGGGTTAGCCCGGTGCATCAGACAGTCCCGGCTGACGACATGCAGACTGATGTACCGATATCGCATGTGAGGAACTCATGGCCCAGACCACTTTTTCCGGCCCAGTTAAAGCCGGTACTATTTCCCAAACCACCGGTACGACAGTCGGCACCAATGTTGCAAATGTCGGTTTCGTGGTAATGGGTCAATCGGCTGTTATTGACATTATCGGCGCTTCCGCTGCCGACCAAGTT